TAAATAAGCAGCAACATCTTCAGGCAAGTCTTGAGACTCTTTTCTCTCAGCAACTAAATCGTCAAACGATTTAATTTCTTTGTTATATTTTTTTCCAAGAAATGAAAGAACTTTTTCTTCTGACAGCTCATCAAAACTATCATCATTTGCGGCTGCCGCACTTGATTGCTGTGCTGCTGCATCTGCTGCCGACTGTGCCGATGCGTCTGCTTGTTGTTGTGCAGAAAACTGCTGTTCGTGTTTATCAAGCAATTCTTGCTCAACTTGAACTGCACTTTTTTGTTCGGTACCGTCCAATACTCTTACTTTAATATTTTCCATTTGATTTGATTTAATTTGTTACAAATATATAATATATTTTTTAATTTTTTAACGTGGCTCAAATTCAGAAAAATCAAACCCATCTAAGCTATCTTCGTTTGATTCAAAATTTAGAGGAGGTAAATTGTTTTTACGTTGATTTATCAACTTTGACTGCTCTGTATTTTGCTGACTTATCCTTTTGGCTTTAGCGTCTTCTTTCATTTGGTCTCTCTCAGATATTTTTTCAATCTCCATACCACTTAATTGCTGATTGTAGCTAAACTCTTCAGCCATCAGCACAGACTTCATTTCAGCCTGTTTCTCCAATAACTGTATCTCAAAAGCAACCTCAGCTTGTTTTAACTGCATTTTAGATTGAAGTTCTGTTTGCATTTTTTGCATAGCCAATTGACCTGCCATTTGCTGAGATTGTAATTGTTGCTGAGCCATCATAGCCTGTTTCTGCATTTCCATTTGCTCTTCTCGCTCCTGTTTTTTAACACGCTTCATTTTTAGCAATTGGTTTGCAAGTTTAAGATTTTTAATCTCACGAATATCAATAGCGTCTTCAAGATTAATATCTCCTTTAGACAATGCCATTTGAATATTGGCTTCAAGCTGTGCTTTTTGCTCTTCATCAGGAGAAACCTCAATAAAGATACCAAAGTCATAAATATAAAGGTCTTTAATGTCGTTTAATATTGACACATTATACCTTCCAATTTTATTAATAAAGTCATCTTTAAAATCAGAATACTCTAAAATATCAGATATTCTATAAGTAAGAGCTTCTGCCAATGTCTTGAAAACAAACAAACTACCGTCTAATATATGTCTTGTAGCTGTATTTGAGTTCAAAGCAGCTAACTTCTGAACACCAACTAAAGAGTTAGGGTCAGGCATTGAGCCGTCTCTTGCTTCATTAAGACCTGTTACAGACCTAAGCATATCCATATAATGATTGTAGTTAGCAATAAGCATTTGTGTTTTTCCGGCTCCCGAATTAGAATTTAACTGAGTAATAGGAACTCTTGCGTTATTAAAATCTCCGTCTTGAGTGTAGCTACGACCAATAACAGAACCTGTTTGGAAATACAATCTTAATGCGTCCTCAGGATTGTATGCTGCACCTGTACCTAAGTCAACTTCATTCAAACCATCAGCATCAATAAACACCCCATCAGGGACCGTTCTATTAATTACTTGCTGTAGCTTTAAATGCGTTAATTGAATAAGGTCTGCAAAAGGAATCATTCTACGAACTAACGACTCGATAACCCCTTTATACATACGTGGTGCACAAGCAACATAATTTGGTATTGCGTGTTGAGATGCTGATTTTGGTCTAACCATATTCTTAGAAAGCTCCCACTTCAAAAGAATATTAGTTCCCATAACCATAACGCCTTCATACCAAACGTCAATTGTTTTCTCAAGTTTCTCGAAGTTCCCCTCTTCCATCATTTCGACAGGAGGATTAAAAGTATCGTCTTTTTCTATGACACGAGCATTTCCACTATCAAGTATTTTTTTCTTGTAAACTATCTTCTTTGTGGTTTTGTAATTAAAATACATCAATGTAGCAGTGTCTCTTGAAAATACACTATTCTCATAAAACTGAGCTACGTTGTAATAATCCCACCAAGACTGACTGTATTGAGTAATTTCTTGAAGGTCTTCTTTAGTTAGGGTAGGGTCAATTTTCATTAACTCTGTAATTGGAAGAGTTTTGATTTCTCCCCAATAAAAACAATCTCTAAAAAATGGGTCTTCGGTATATGAGTAAACAACATTAGCAGGGTCCACGTAAGAAACCTCAACACCTGAGCCCTGAAGAAACTCGTGCTTAGCAATTGATATTCCAATTACAGTAGCATCATAGTCAAGTCTTTTTCTTATATTGTCGTAATGGTTTTCGTCAAACATAGTATTGATAGCTGTTTCCTCAGCTATCTCTATTGCAGGCTTATAGTTAAGCTGCATATATAATGACAATTCTTCGTCTGTTTCAGGAAGTTTTTCGGGGTCCATCATAAAAGTATCTACCCCTGTTTTTTCTTTAATAGTTTGAAGAATTGGTTTCGCAACCATTTGTCCTTCAAGCATTTCTTGATACTTATTTCTTTTAGCTTGAGACATAGCGTCTTGAGCGTATGCCTTTACTTTAAATAATCTGTTAGACATTCCATTAACAACAATGTCAACAAATTTTGGAATGATAGGAACCGGAGTCCAATCTAAATTTAGATACGACAAATCTCCATCAACTGCTAATTCGTTTTTATACTTTCCAACAGGCTGCTCTCCTCTTGCATAAAGCCTTAGTCTATTGAACTCTCTCCACTGACTGTAATATCTACAGTTACTTCCGTCCTTTCTAAACCACTCATATTGAATGGCTTGCCCAACTTGTAACCCAAATTGAGATGACGCTTTTTCCGCATCAGTAGCCAACTGACTTGGAAATGCTGACGATGTAATATCTATTGTTATGTTTTTCATCTAATTAATTGACTATTGGTTCCTTCATTTGAATACCTTGCGAAGTTAATAATAATTTTTGAATCTTTTTTCTCCGGCAAATACAAATGCTTTTGGTTAGCCATAATAGCCAACCCCGAACTTATAGAAGCATCAAATTTAGTCCTATCGTTTATATCAAACTTAGCCCAATCCTCTAATGTTCTTGTGAAGGGCATATTACCAATTTCATCAGGGTCTCTGTAGTTTGCAGCAGTATCAAAACCTATGTACTTTTCAATATAAGATTCAATAGCCGAAGCGTGAGACTGCTTAACATCTTCAGAAGAGTTTGGTATTCCTCCAAGCTCACGTTCTGTTTTTGTTAATTTATTGTATTGCTTATCAGGTCTGTTTAGTGAAAATCCTCTATACCCTCTATTCTTAAAATGGTATAAAAGTCTTGGCTTATTGTTTTCTATAAGAATAGGCATACCATAAAACACACAAGCCATAAGCACATCTTCAAAAAATATTTCAGCAGTCTGTGGTCTCGCTATGTATTCTAAAAAAAATTCGTTTGAAGGAGCCTCGTCCATATTAAACTTAGTGAGTCCGTGAAGAGAACCATTAGACCCTCTACCGCCCACTACAGCTGATATATCATAAGGGTCGCAACCAAATGACCCAATATGTTCATTTCCGGGGTATTTTACTCCGTTTCTTGTATGAACATTATTTTGAAGATGTTTTGCAGGTGTCCAACTCACTAAAAACCTACCTCTTTTATCAGGGGTAAATATAACCTTAGTGTCTTTCATACCATCTAACCAATGAAAAGAACCTCTCGTTAAATAATGCTCTTTAATTAAGCTGTCGTTATAGTCTATTTGCTGATATATCTTCGTAAGATTAAATAAAGACTGCTTGCTTTCATCTCTAAATGCGTGTGATTCTGTTCTTGGAAATTGACGATAAAACTCATTTAAAGCATCGGCATCGTTCTTTAAAGAATCTACCTCTGCTTCCCAATAATCTATAGCTCCATTCTTAATCCAACCACCATCTACACCAAGTATAGGAGTATTAGGTTTATAAAAAATAGGCATACCATATCTATCTATAAATCCTTCCATATTCCATTCCATAGGAATAAACAAAGAGTAAAGACCTGATTTTGTTTGTCCATTAGCATTTCTAATCAACACATTAGAGTCCTCATACATATCTTTGTAGTTCTGACCTCCTTTTGATAAAGCATTTGAGGTTGAACCCATCATACACTTCCCAATAATTTTAGAGCCTAATCGAAGACAGGTTTTAGTTACACGCCAATTCTCTTTAATGTTATTTGGCTTGGTCCATTTTCCTGACTCATCGTGAGCCAAGAACAATAGTTTTTCTCCGTCATAAGAGTTATCTTCTGTATTTTTCCAATCTATTGATGTATCCAACCCTTCGATAATCTCAGATTCAGAATCATACATATTTTTCTTTGTAATCTTAGACGCAGGAACTCTAAAGGCTAACTCAGTCTTCGGTTTATCCATACCGTCCATAATAGGTTTAAAGAAAAATGGAAGTCTGCTATTAATTGGAACTACTTTGTCAGTAAACATTTTTTTAGCATCTGCTCCTGTCTTAGATAGTATTCCAATACGGGAATCTCGTGCAAGAGTTCCTATATTTACAGCTTCAGATGAGGACATAAACGAAAATCCTGAACGTCTGATTTTGAGATAAATCATTCCGAAACTTCTTTCGTCTGCTTTGCACGCCTCCCAAAACAACCAATAGATTCTATTTGCTTCACGAAAATCAGGATAACCAACATCAATACTTGACCATTGAAGATACATATAATGAGAGCCTGTTATATAGGTTTTGACTCCATTATTCATAAACCAAAAACCTTGCTCTCTATAATCAAACTCTTTTTCAATATAATCTACCCATCTGTTTTTAAATTCAGCAGGCATCTCATTCCATTGGAATATTGATTGTATTCTTTCTAATGACTTAGGTAATGGTTGTCTTTCCCAATATTGCTCAGACTTGCTTATGTGTCTTTGAAGACACTTATCAGGAGTTGGAGGTATAGCAATATAGAGACCTGATATATTTATCACATCTCCAATCTGTCCTGTCTTTGATATTACAACAACATCGTATTGGTCATTATAACCATACAACCAAGACTTATTTCTATTTTTATTAGAAATAACAGACTTTGGTATGTAATCATTGACTACAGAGTACAAACTATTTAGACCTTCTTTCAGCAAATCCTTGTCTTGTATCAGTTCTACTTCCTCCTTTTTCAGATAATTCAATACTTTCCTTTTCGGCTTCAATTCTGCTTAGAATCTCAAACGCATCGAATATAGCTAATTTTTTTGTTGCTGCTGCATTTTTTAGCTTATCAGCAGCTAAATCATCTCCTTCGCTATTTGGGTCCAATATGGAGTCCTCAGCGACCTTGATTAGTTCTTCTACAGCCTTATGTCCCGCTGCAATAATTTTCAGTTTTATTTCCTTTGAATTATTCATACATTATCTATAAAACATTACATAAACCATTCTTCCTTCTTTCCAACCCTCGTTTGGGTATTTGCTGTGAAAATAATTTGATGGATACATTAAAGCTCTGTTTGGTTTGTAACCAATAACAGAGTGCAATTCCCAATTATCTACTTCGTTCGCTTCTTCTAATAAAAATCTGTCGGATTCTTCATTTGAAACATCAATTGGCATTTCATAACCAACTTGCTTATGTTTCCAAAATGCAGTTCCGTGCAATCCTTTTTTAGTTGAAGGAGATATATATAAAACCAAAGCTCTTTCGGGTCTAATATCCCCAACCTTTGAATCAGCGTGTATTCTCCAATCTGTATCTACTTCTTCAGTAGCTACTCTAAAAAAACCTAAAAGACACTCTCTCGCTACTCCGTCAATAGCAGAAAGTTTTCTCAGTATAAACTCATCAAACTCCTTGTTGCTATATTGCACCCAAAACTTTTTGTCTCCAACCTCAACAGCTTGAAATTCATTGTTTGATAACCTGTCATAAACAGATTCATAAATTTCTTCTTCCAAAAAATTATCTACAACGTTTATCATAACTTTATTGTAATTTGATGGTCATACATTCTGTATAGTTTTTCCCCATCAACAGTAAATTCGTATTCACTATCAGGTTTAAAACATATTGTATCTCCCGGATTAACTCCTTGACTCAATAAGTAATCGTTTGGATAAATCATTTTACCCATCAATGGTTCTTCATTAAAAGGCTTTTTGATATATGACTCAATTGCAGGAATTGGTTTTACAAAGCAATATCTATCGTATGCGAACCATTTGTTCTTCTTTTTGTACATAAAAAATTGGTCTGTTTCAATAAAGAATAAATCATCTTTAAAAAAACTTTTGCCACTTTTTTGGCGACCTTTCATATCGTTGTAATACTTAAAGGCGTTATGATGAACAAGTAAAGTGTCTCCTATTTCTATAGGACCGGTATAACCCAAGGGTAATTCAACAACGTCAGCTAACCGGTTCGAGAATTTATAGTCCTCCTCTGAAGTACTGACTATAAACTCAATCCCGGCTATTTGCTTTGTATTATTGTATCTTTTACCCTCTCTTGGCTTTGCAATGAAGTAAAAGGGAGATTTCATTAAAAATTTATATTATATTCGATTGAAATTGGTATTTGAGAATTAAATTCTTTCCACAAAACTACCTCTTCTTTTACATTTATTATGTAAATTTTAAAAGAGCTTCGTTTTTCGTCAAACTTTATAAGACAAATTTCATTAGTATCCCCAAGCACTTTTTGCCCTACTATGTAGTGCATAGCATTGCTTTTGTATTCGGAACCTATTGATATTTTTCTAATGTCCATTTGTTTTTTTTAATAATTATTCGCCAACAGGAGCTGTCGGTATTAAATTTTCAGCATTTAAAGCGTCATATAAATCAACGATTTGTTGAGAATTTTGCTTTTGCCAATTAATCCAACTTTGGGAATACCCATACTCATTTAATTCAACTTGTTGTGCATTGTACTCTAAAAGAAATTGGTCAGCAAAAACGGAAAACCCTTGCATATAAGATGTTCCAAATTGAATTAATGAGCCAAATTTATATTGATAATCTTCAGAATTAATATTCATATTATTAAGTTTTAAACGTTATTAAACAATATATTAGCACCAATTATAGACGTAGTACCTGCCCCTCCTGTTCTATTTACAAGAACTTCAAACTTAAAGAAGTCAGTAGGCTGACCAAGGTATGTTACCGGAACATTTATTGATAAATTAACTCTTTGCAAAGCAAAGTTTGTTCCTACCTGAGGAATGTAACTTGCTATTAAAAGTGTATCAATAAAAGTAGAGCCTGCCGAACTTGAGTAGATTGTTTTTACTCCAATACTACAAGGTATGCCTCCAAATTGCTCGTGAGTAATTAAATTTATGTTAAATACATAATTACTTCCTGATATGGTAGCGTAAGGAGCAGTTGTTAAATCAAAACCAATAAATAATCCAAGATTATTTACACCAAGGTTTTGAACACCCGCACCATTATTTACAGCGTAATCTCCAATAGAATTGAAACCTAATTTAAAAGAACGACTTATGTTGTTCCAAGAAGCATTTGTTCCATCTGTGTAAAGAAATTTTCCTGCCTGACCACTTTGAGATGGCAACAATCCATTTAATGTGTATTGAGGAATATTTAAAGCATTTGCAATAAAAGTAGCCGGTCCACTTGAACCTGTTGTGGTTAAGGTAATTGTAGATTGCTTGTTATTAAACACATTCCAATCTGTAGAGCTTAAAAATCCTGACTGAGAAATAGTTGCCTGCTTAACCTGTATGCTTACTCCTGAACCAACAACACTACCTGTGCCTCCTAAAATAGTCAACACACTTGAAGTCGCCTCAGTTAAATTACCTACAGGCAAAGAAACTGCATTTACTGCTCTTGATAATGGAGAATTAAAAGTCAATGGCTGCTCAGGAGCATATCCTAATATTGTAGCTATAGATGCTGTTTTCCATTGATTATCTAAATTGTCATAATACAAAGTATCTTTATTTGCAGGAGATTGTGCCTGAACATTATGTAATTCTTGAAGCTCATATCCATTTTGAACTTTTACATACATACGACCTGCCGACCCGTTGCTTGCGGTAGTAACAACACCTAAATATACTAAGTGATTAGGAGCATAAGGCTTAACATTCGTTATTTGCCCTGCTGTTGCTCCTAAATATACAGGGTCTCCATCAGAAAATGTTGAGGTTGGAAGGGTATTTAATCCATCTAACAAACCTTGAATGATAATTATACCTTTTTGCCCCGCAGCAATAGAAGAAGAAAGAACGAGACCTATAGTTTGAGCCGAAGTGGCATCAGATGTATTGAAAGCTCTCTTAACAGTCATTCTATCTCCTGTACCTCCAAAAGCAAAAACAGGTTGTCCTTTTGTTATAGCAACGCTATCAGCATTGGTTACATAAGCAAATAAACTATTTGGAGAAGTGCCTATACATTGAAATATATTTAAAGATAAATTATAAACACAAAGTATTTCAGACCCATCTAATATGTCTCCACCTATTAATGCTCCACCATTATTTTCAAAAAGAGGAACTGCCCCTAAAGAATTAATATTTAAAGTTGCTGCTGCTGTATTTCCATTAGTAAATCTAACTAAATAAGCAGCTCCATCTAAATAAGCCGCAACTCCTGATACAGAGGCAGTATATACATCTGTACCTGACGCTGTTGTTTGAGGCAAATATCCGCTTGCAGGTATATCACTTGTATAAGCCACAGTACCTGAAGCATCTTGAAAAGTAGCAGTTCTTGTAGCTCCAATAGTTGCAGGTTTTTTAATCTGAAATTGACGAGAAGGAACAACAGAATCTATTAAAACTAAACTGTCTTGAGATATATTACCAAAATTTACATTTGCGTTATTATAGAAATTAAATCTATTTTTGTCTCCTGTAATATATACATATCCATTACCTGACGGAACATTAGGATTGTACAAAAATATACCTCCAACTTTTGCATCAATTTGAGATATATTACCATTAGTAAGAACTGAGTTTAAATCATTAGCACCTGTAATATCACTAAGCAAAGCTATAGTTCCTGATTGATTAGGAAGTTGCCAAACATTAAATCCTGCACCATTATAGTCAATGTAAGAAAGTGTAGATGGAAATTGAAAAGTCTCTCCTATTACAGTTCCATCATCAAGCAGACCATAGCCTGTATTTGTATAAAAGGAGTTCGCATAAATATCAAGCGTGGTAGTGTTGTCTACAGCAGTAACAGCAGCTAACCCCGGGGTTGTAAAAGGGGCTAAATTTACCCATTTAATACCTGTCGCTGACTTAGAAAGCACTTGCCCCAAAGCTCCTATACTCGAAACATCATCTTGAATATTTCCGGGAATTATTCTTGTAGATGTAATGTTTCCGGTAAGAATGATGTTTTGAGTTGCTGTATTTCCCGCATTAAGTACAGTTTGTAATGTAATGTTTTGAGAAAACAAACTCAATAAACTTTGAAGGGTAAAATTAAATGTAGCATCAACAGGATTTCCTCCTACTTTTGTTCCTATTAATTTATCTGCTAATTGTGGACTTGCCTGATTAGCATAAGTGCTTATTTTTGCCATTTTATTCTTTTTTTTGCGTTATTTCTCCTGTTTGAATATTAATAACAGAATCCGCACCATATTTTTCAATTAAGGCTTTTTCGTGTGCAGAAAACTCTGCTTTTAATAATTCGATATGGCGTAAAATGTTTTGCTTCTGCAATTCAACATCTCCAATAGCCAATTTTGCTTTATTAAATTCTGAGTTTAACTCATTAATTTTTTCAAGTTCTTCTTGCGTTACTGTTTGAACTTGGTCTTTAGTAAATTTGTTTTTGTTTACGACTTTCATTTTAATTTGATTTAATTGTTATTTTACAAAGATATAAAATTTATTCATTATTTATTTTAAAAAACCTTATACTCTACAATAACCCCATACCCCGATGGTCTGTTAGGCTGAACAAAATATTGACCCCCTAATTTTAATTTAGAATATTCGAGTAAAACCCTGCCATAAATATAAGGGTCAACCACATCAAACCTTATGGTTTGAACACCCAAATAACCGTGCAACTCAGGCTTTTTCCACCAACCAATAGCTTTATCTTGAATTTTAATTATTTTGTCTTTTTTTTCGGAAATACTATCTTTGATTCTCATAATCTCTACAAGTTCATCGTTTTGCTCTTGTAGATTTTTTATCTCCTCATCTTTAATAATTAAAAGTCGTCTGCAAACATCTCCTCTTACGAGGTCTTTGACTACTTCCCTTGCTACTTTTTCATTCAATACTATCTTCTTGATGGTATCTGTCTGTGAAATACCTTTGAAGCTCACTAAGAGCAATAGTATCAATAATCTTAATTGTGTCATTCTGTATTTTGATTAATGTTTTTTGTTTTTCAATAATTGTATTTCTGCCGAGCTTTAACTCTTCAAACTTATCCCAATGTAGTTTTTCTTTATTTTCTAATTGTTCAATTTCTTTTTCAAGTTTTTGCTTTTCATTCTTTAACTCATTGTTTTCATTTATTCCATATAATAAAAACAAAATAAATAATACAATCAAAAAACTACCTAACCATTGTTGCTTTACAAAATTACTTATATGGAACATAACTTGTTTTCCCATTAACTCTTAATGCTTTAAGTATCTGCTTTCTTTGCTTACCTGTTGATTCATAAGAAACGTGAACCCAATCAGGATTTTTGTCAGTTCCAAATTCCCAAATCATTTGGTCAAAATCCAAGTTGTCTTTAATAAAATCAAACACCATTTTATTAGTTACACCATTTGTACTTCCGTCCATATCAATATCAATAGCTTCTCCGCTACAATGTTGGCTTGACAAACTCCCTTTGATAGCAGTATTAAGAGCTTTACTTCTGTAACCTGAAGAGATATGAATAGGAACTTTAAAATGCTCTCTAATTGGTTCAAATACTTTTTCTGCAAGTAATTTAAAATTCTTGATGTGTTCATCAGTTGGCATATTACTAATACCATTTCTTTTTGCTGTTTCGCTTCGTGTAACTTCGGCAAGCGATAAATGTTTACTCAATTGCATCTTTTTCTTCTTTTTTATTATTAAAAATTTTACCTGCGGTAGATATACCAAAAACTATTGATGTTAACATCAAAAAACCATTAAAAATAAATTCTTCAACTACTAATTTAACACCCCATATCCCCGTAACTATATCTACAAGAAATGCAAGTACCATCATAAAAAAAGAAATTACACCAACGAATGATTTTTCGTTTATAGTATTTCTATCACTAACTAATTCTTTCCAAAATCCCATAATTATTTTTTTTCTTGTGTTGCATATTTAATTCCCATAATTGTACCAACAATTGAAAATGCGTTAGTTAACAAAACGCTAAACATATTACTCCAAGTTGACCCAATTATTTGAGTTTCTCTATTTGTTACAATTGCTGCCCAATACAATGAAGTTGTTACTATTCCCACTCCTATTATAACTGCTAAAGCAGATTTAACAATTATTTTTATTAATTCACTTTGATTTTTTTTGATTATTACATCTAAATCATTCAAAGCAGCATCTTTCTCTTTTTCAATAGAGTCTTTTAGTTTTTGAGAGTTTTCCAACTCAATCTGTAAGTCTTTAGATAAAGCATCAATCTTGTTTTTACTATCTACTGTTTCAGTAATGTCAGTAGCAATCTTCATTATTTTTGTAATATTACCCTCTTCATTAAAAATAGGATTGTAAGTTGCTTGTAAATAAATAGGACTGCCATCTATTTTTTTTCTTTCAAACTCTCCTTCAAAGAATATACCCTCTCTTAATTTTTCCCAAAACTTAACGTACTCATCAGATTTAGAATACTCATAAGTAACAAAAATACTATGATGTTTTCCAATAAGTTTTTCGTGTTCATCTTCTTGAAAACCCATAGTCTTTAAAAAGATAGAATTTACTCCCAATATAAAACCTTCTAAATCAAAATAAATAATAGCATTACTTCTATTAATAGCTTCAAGACGACTCAATAGCTCTTCTTTAGGTAGATTTTTCATTATATAATATCATCAACATTATCCTTAACTTCTTTTGCTCTTAGGAATGCTTTTTTTACAATATCCCAAATTTTTATATTATAAGCCTCTTCTATGTTTTCTTTTATAGATACCAACTCAATAAAAATTAAAAGTATCGCACATATTTTTGTAAACATATACTCTATGCTTAACCACTTAAACATAAACTCATTAAGAATAAATTTGTCCATTATAAACAACAGAAGCACACACACTTCATACAACAACATTTTCGACACAATTTGAGATAATCTTTTGCTTCTAATACTTTTCCACCCATTTAATTTTATACTCTTAAACACGCCCGTAAACGTATCAAGAATAATTGCAGTTCCAACAGCAATAAGTATTCCGTAAATTGGAATAAATAGAAGTATCAATGAAGAAAATATATAGTTGAGGTATTTCATTATTTCCCTTGACCTTTATATGGTTTGACATAATTTTTACTCAACTTAGACACACTTGTCTTGGTTTTTGCGTGCACTCCCTTTCGTTTTACTTTAGGAGCCGCTTTAAATACCGATGTATTAGTCTGCTTTGCCATTTTACCAAAGAGCTATAATAGATGTTGAAGTAGTTCCTCCTTCAGAAGAATGAACTTTAATAACTTGAACAGGTAAAGTAGTTCCTCCTTTTAAATCATTAAAAATAACTCGGTCTCCACCAAGTGTGGTAGCCTCTACATTACCATCTGCTCCTATATACAAATAACAACCTTGAGGTGCATTTGAAGTTTGAGAAGATGCGTTGTAAATAGAATAAAGAGTTCCGCTTGAAGGAATAACATCAGCATTCAATAAAAGTCGAGTTGCACTATCTACAGCTATAACTGTTGCAGCAAAATTATTACTTGTGTTATAAACAATGTCTCCTGCTTGAATATTATCTGAAATAAAATCTGCGTTATCATCTATCAAGCTGTCTAACGCATCGTTTGTTGTAATACCTGATGTTATTAAATTTGGATAAGGTATATTCGCATTATCAGAAGGAATTACCTTCAAAGCTCTTGTGTATTGTGATTGAAATACTGACATAATTTTTAAATTTTATAAAATGTTTTATTTATTATTAAGTTTGGACTGTTCAACTTTTCTTTTCTTCCATTACAACCACAATCTTCAATTCCAACTGCATCTGAAATTACTTTTACAGCTTTTTTGATTCCTGTCTTTGTTGTAAACTTATCAATTGTATCCCCTAATCCTTTGCTTTTCATTGCGTAAAGATATTAAAAATTTTTGATTGAATTTGTGATTGGATTATACTTAAAGTTTTCGGCAGAACGCCCCGTGTACTTAGATGCTCTATCTTTAGCTCTTTCTTCAGCATTCATAGAATTTCGCTTCATACCTTCCTCGGTATAGGTCTTGCCGTCTGCCTTTAAATGACCTCTTTTTTGCAATATTTCTACTGCTAACTTTCTATCCCCAACTTGAGCTGTCAGTCTTTCTAACAACTGACCTTTACCCATAAACTTCTGAGTTGCCATTTTAAACCTTAGTTACTCTTCTGCCCATACCAACCTTTGACTTCTCTGCTTTTTTTGCAGACAACTTGGATTTGCTAATTTCAGAAATAGTTTTTGGTGTCTTTGAAGACACTTTTACTTTTGGTCGGCAGTATTCATTTTTACCACCGGCACCACACGCTTTGCCTGTACGAGTATCAGTCCACTTTTCTTTTTCCCATCTCTTCAAAGATGTTCCTTCGCTTGTCTTACGAACAGACCCCGATGCTTTTCTACATTTAGCAATCGCTTGAGAAGCCCTTGCCGATGGAAAAACATCATACTGTGCTTTTACTTTTTTATAACAGGCATCTTTTGGCATCTTATTTCTTTTTTACAGGTGGCTTTGATACATTTCCTTTCAGAAACTTCATCTTGCCATCTAATGATTTCTTAGACTCGTACTTAGCTGCTTTTTTGATTATCTTTTTCATTACTTTCTTTCAGACAATCTTATCTTTTTATCTTCAACCTTAGCTGCTCTTCCAAGAAGTCTATCAGCTTTTCTTTCTCTACCTTCATCTACAGCTTTATTTCCTTTACGAACAAGTTTTTCTTCTCGTTTTTCAAGTCTTTTTATTCTTTTTTCTTTACCTCCAACGAATGTTGGGGCTAATGGGAAATCTCTATTCATAACTTTAATATTTACCTTTTCTATTTTTTGGACTCGAAGCAGTTGACCCTCCCGGTCCTGCCCATAATTTTTTACACGCCCAATATCTTGGGGTTAATTTGTCATTAGCTGTATCGCATTTATGTCTCGCTTTGAAACTTTTACGAGCAGTAGCAGAATAATTATGACCATAGCCCTTTGCTCCAAAATGGAGAAGTTTTTCTTCCCCATTGGAACAGGCTTTTACCATCATCTTCTTTCCTTCTCTATTAGAGGAAACAGGACGGTTACATTTCATTTTTGACTTATCCACGGAAACCTCTTGTTGCGTTACCCGGATACTTGTCTTCAGTTACCACTTCTTCAGCAGCAACTTCCTGTGCTTGAGCTTGAGTCTCTGCAACTTCAACAGCTTGTTCTTTTAAGCCATTCTCAACAGGAGCTTGCTCTGCTTTAGTCTTTTTTGCCATTGTTTTATTTTTTAAAATTAATCACAATAAGGATTACTTCCTTTCATACCTTTTCCCTTAGCTTTATTAACTAATCTTTTGGAAACAGGTCCTGAAGCTCCTGTAATTTTTGGAACAGAGTTCCCGCTTGTACTCGGCATCTGCATACGAGATGAACCCGGTAAGTTTGGTGTGCTTTTCATTATTTCTTCTTCATTGCTTTTTTAACAATTGCTTTAGCAGCACCTTTTACTGCACCTTTAGCAGCAGCTTTCTTAACACCTGATGGCATCATCATTCGTGATGACATAGGTAAGTTTGGAGTTTTTTTCATAATTATTTCTTTTTTTGGTTTTTCATTGCCGCTTGGGCGTTTTTAGCATAGTTGTTTCTCGCACTTGCTTTTAACTTTGGATTACTTGCTTGCTTAATGTCATAAGCAGTTTTTGCACTTACTTTTTTCATTGTGTTTGTATTTGTTAAACTATTTTTCCACCAAATCCACCTTTTAAACCTTGAAGTCCTTGAATCGCAGAACCTTTTGAAGTTGGCTTACTATCCATTTTCTTTCTTCTTGCTTGATTAGCAGCAGCACGTGCAGCATCTCTTTCAGCCTTACGCTCAGCAGCTCTTGTGTTTACATCTTTAAGAGCTTGTCTTACATCAGCAAGAGTTTTGTTCTCTTCTCCTTTTTTTTCTTCTTTCTTATCCATAACTATTTTTTCCCCCAATCTGATTTTGATTCTTTTGAAGCAGCTTTACTTACACCACATTTTGTAGATTTGAAGTTAGGTCCACAAGTTTCAATACCTACATCAGGTTTCTTTTTGTTTGACTTGTACCACTTTGCATACTCATCTCTTGACATTCCTCTTGAAGCAGCAGCTTTATTTATTTCAGCTTCTCTTCTATTTGTAGCATCTGTACTTATAGAATCTTTATACTTCTTAAATAGCTCCATACCGCCTTTTTTAATAAGCTCCGCTTTCTTAGCTCCTTTTTCCGCAACAGTCATTCTTTGCCAAGTTTTTGGCTTAATAGTGTCCTGAACAGTTCTTGGTTCAGGAGTCGAAGCCAAAGGCGTATCGGGTCTTTTTTGATTAATAGCCATAACTATTTATTTTTAGGAGTTAGCCCTCTTTGTTTTGCTTCTTGATGACCCGCTATTCGAGATTTACTTGGAAACGATTTCTTTTTACCTAAAACAGCATCTTCAAAACCCGCTCTGTAATCAGTGCTGTCTTTCGCTGTTGGAGTATATGGTCTGTCCTTAAAAAAACTTTTTTTCGATGTAGGAATGTTTCTGTAATCAGGTTTTGGGGTTTCGGCTAACGGAGTATCCGGTCTTTTATTAGGCATAATTTTTATTTTTTAAAGTTAATCTAATAGGTTAGTAAAAAAGCCTTTTTCTGTAAGGTCCTCAGGATTTTTCTTTGCTCTCTCTTCAGCTTTTGCAATTTCTGCATCAGTGAAAAGAATACATCTTTCGTTTCCTCCGTCAGCATCTTCTACTTGAATAGCAATATATTTATCAGCAGAACCGAATGCTCTGTTTTTGTTGTCAACAGAAATTAACCTTCCTTTAACTACTTTCATCATTATTGTATTTAATTAATAACTTTGTAGCAAATATATAAAAAAAAATCAAATGAAATCAAAT